AGGAGCATTCTGTACTGGTTGAGATTTAGCCTGTTGCCAAGGAGATCCAATGATACCAAATATTCCATCCTCAACTAATGAAACTTCATCTTTCATATTATTTAACTCATTTGGATAATCAAAGTTCAACGCTTCAAGTGCAGTTCTATAACTAAGCATTCTTCTATCTACTAATTGAGCAAGAACATTCATGTACAAGATGGTATCTTTCAATATACTTTCATCCCATCTTATTTTGGGAAATCTATCAAAACCCATAGCCTCGGCTATTTGTTGATATTCCCTATGTATCCATCTGGTAACTTGTCTTCTAGCATATGATATTTCTTCATAAACACCTTTTACTATTAAAGAAGCTTCAGGAGCGGTAAGATCTGTATCAGCAGCATCTATCAATGCTCTAGAAATACCAAGACCAGCGGTTATTTCATTATTAACTTGACCATATTTTTCTTTACCTAAAATATTTTCTATTTCAGGTGAAACAATTTTTTCTATGTTTAATGTATGATTCCAAACAACATCAAAAGATTTAGAAGTGGTATTAAATAACTCTGCTACAGCTTCTAATTCAGACTGTTGTGTAACCGGATACTCATCAGAACCTATGGTTATCTTTAATATATAATTTGATATACCATCTAATGTACTCAAATCCGCTTCTTTTAAAGAAGCATAATAATCTAATGAATCCATTATTCTAGTTATCCTAGGTTTAGCATATCTTTCATAAGGCTGCTTTCTATAAGTAATAGACCCAACTAATCTAGAATCTAGATTATATTCATCACCAGATTCGGCTGCTTTTTTAAGATCAGAAGGTAATCTTTTAATTAAATCTTTTTCTTCTTCGGTTAGTTCTGATTGAGATTTTTTTAGAAGTTCTTTTAATTCATCAGGGGGACTTAAAGTGATGCTGGTTTTATCGAAAAGTAAATTACCAGTAACATTAACAAGTAATGGATTAAGTACAGTATATGATACGGGTAAATGCCCCTTAGACCATATATTCTTTTTAGCTCCATCCTCTCTACCAGTAGATTTATTATCTTTAGATTTCTTCATAGACTTACCAGGTATTGGAGATAAATATGAAATTCTAGGTTCATATTTTGCTAAAACTTTATAAGTAGTTACATGACCTACTTTAAAAAAATCTAAAAATATCCACTCAAGTAATTCTTCAAACTTTACATCAAAATTCCAAACATCAAAAAAATTCTTTATATTATCATCGTCAATATCTAATTCAAAACCCTTACAAGCGAATGATGCTAATAAATTAGTAGTAGAACCTACCAAAGGATTAACATAGTAGTATTTAATAGCTCTTCTGAAAAGTTCTTTAGGATCTTCTGTATATGGGTCTTTTTTAACTAAATCTAAAACAGTTCTATCTATAGCATCTCTTGTAATAACAGAACCAGAAGATCTATACGGTCTAGACTTGACAGAATTTCTTTCTAAAAACGCTAAAGATTTTTTAGTAGGATCTAAATAAAATGTAGAAGTACCCTTACTCTCATCAATCTCTATAGATCTTATACCTAAATCTTTATACTTATCCTTCAAACCTTCAGTTACTTTATCTAATGAATCCTCTCTCATGAAATCTCCCTATATTATCTTAAAATCTTACCATCAGATCCAGAAACAGTTGTAGGATCATCAGTGGTTAGAGTATATTTATAATAATCTTTTCTACCTATTAAATCATCTATACTATATGGAATATTACCAACAGTTCTATATCGAGTATAATCATCTTCTTTACTAGCCATAATATAATCTCCTTATTAAAATGGTACTGATAAATCACCGCCATAAGAAATGTCATTATCAGTGTTTATAGACACATTGGGTCCAAGAAACAAATTTTCGACTAAAGGAATAAATTCACCTAAATTATAAGACACTGGGGTTAAGCCTAAAGATAACTTATCATTATCCCCGCCAGCGGCAATAGTCAAAAATCTAAAATTTATATCTCTATATGTTCTACCATACGAAAATAAACTTATACCTATATTTGGATATATACACTCATTTGTACATGTAGCACCAAAACTAAGTCTGGGATTAAAGTCAAAACTTTTATCTTTTATTTCCTTTTTTTCCCAAACAAAATCATCAATTTTAATTGGAAATAATTTACCCCTTAAACTAGGTATTCTTCTATTCTCAACATTTAATTCAACATATCTATTAGAAAATCCATCCTTGGTTTCTGTTTCTACAACAGTAGTATAAAACTTCAAAGGATGTGTATTAATTGTCCATCTATTATCACTATCTAAATTAGGACTATAATATATATCAGCTGTTGGAAATGATTCACCATTAGATGCTTCTCTACTTACTTGTGTAAAATCTACATCTTTCTTTGGGTTTTCATTATCTTTGAAAATAAAATTAGACTTCATCTCTGATATTTCAGACTGAAGAGAAGATATTACTCTACCTAACTCAACTATCTCTTCTTTTTTATTTTCAATTTCGTCAATAACTATACTATTCTGTTTCTTAAATTCTTCTATAAGAGTGTCCAATCTTTTATTACTCTCAACAACTTGAGCCTTAACTATATTCTCAGCTATTTTAGTTACTGTAGTTTCATCTAATCCTCTATCATGATTATTATTAAATTCATAATTCCAGAATTTATAAATTAGAACAAAACATACAGCAATTAACATAACACTTTTAGTTATATCAAAAACATTTGATTCTACCTTCATACTACCTATCCGTATCTAAAGTTTGATAATTTTCATTATCTTCTGTCAATTGTGTACGAGCCACTATTCTACCAAGAGATAATGTTATAAAACCACCACCTAAAAATCCTAAACCTAATGCGGCTGATACCCAAGGCTGTTTAGTTGATTCACATATATTGAACATACCCCATACAACTGGGACATACAAAATAATCATCCATTGATATTTTACAGAGGCAAAATTTCTAAAACATTTTTGTATCCACATATCCCAAAACGATAAACCAAATACAGTTAATTTTTCTTTTGTTTTGTTCTCGCTTACAATATTACATTCTTGGGAAATACTATTAGGTTCCATTATATTGTTATCGCGTCTCATTATATCGTTGTTGTGTTCCATTTACACATACCTCCTTAATATAAAGTACGTCTAACAAATATAGAGGTTAGTTTATTAATTTTTATCTTTAATAATTACTGCTTGTCCTATATTAAGTCTATTCATATTACCTTTACCTGATATTCTATGCCAATCATCTGTACCACGTTTTCTTAATAAACCACTATCTCCATGTAAAATAGGAGCAGCCTCTTCAATAGCTCTTTCCATAGATTTTATACCATATCCAGCCAATATTACAGCAGAATATAAATCTTTTACTTGTCCTTTTTTAGGTGTATCAAAATGTAACATACCACTACTGGTTTGAGTAACTACAATATTTAACATCTGTTTCTTTAAATTTTCTACTTTTTCATAAACTTTACCCTCCATATCAACAGTGGAACTTACTGGAGGTTCTGGGAATAAAAGTTTTTTATCTTCAAGTAAAGCCAATGTGTCAAAGTTGGCATCTGATATCCATGATGGTGTAAAATTTACCATCTCCAATATTCTTCTACCTTTCCTACCAACCTTATCCTTATCTGTTATATCTATTATAGGTTTTTTATTATCATAACCTTCATCTAATAAATCCATTATGGCTTTACCACCACCACCCTTATCCATAAATATTCTCTGAATATTATACTTATCACATATGTTTTGTACAGCCATAGTTAGTTGTTGAGTAGTATTTTTCTTTAATTCTAAAACATTAACTATCTTATTGACTTCACCTAATCTGACTATAACGGCACCACAATTAGCTCCAACACCACCTTGGTTAGGATCTATACCTAATATGTATTTACCTGATGAATCACCAACCAACTCTATATTTACACCACTATCTATTGTACAGGTATCAAGTAAAGAAGCTTTAAAAAATCCTTCTGAATCAGATATCATATCAGCTTCGTACTCCATTCTGAATTCATGACTTGACATAATACGACTTGATTCTTCAATATTATCTTTGTCCAGGAATCCTTCAGGTAAATCCCAATAAGGTATCTGCCAAACAGCATATTTTGATTCTTCATTATTAACTTTACATTTATCAATTTGACGCCAGTGATCTTTCATTCTACGCCACATATGATTAAATTTATAATAACCAGAAGAAGTCATTACCATTTTGTTTACTGTTTCTTCTTCAAAATCTTCTAATCGAGCTAAACCTTTTTTTATTAATTCATTCTGCCTTGCTATTCTTCTAACTTTCTCCATAGGTTCTAATGTAGTAGCAGCGAAAGGACGAATAACCATATCAATGATCTTATCAGGTACTTGAGCCAACTCATCTATACATATTAAATAAAAACGTGAACCACGGATTTTAGAACCATCATTACCGAGTGGTAATGCTTCTATGAAAGAACCATTATAACCACCAACTGATTTAAATTTTAAATAACAAGTATCTGAACCTTTGGTTGGTCTTTTTTCTGTAGCTTCTCTGAGAATTGGGGATTTACTATATAATTTTTCTACTTCTGAAAATATCATCTTACTTTGGCGAAAGACGGGTCCTATTAAACCCACTCTATACCCTGGCTTTAGTAAACAACTCAAAGTAGCCAAAGTACCAAGTAGGAATGTTTTTCCAAAACCACGACTACAGACCGCTATAGTACTATTCTTAAACCATATGTCTTCAAATACAACTTGTTGTATAGGAGCCAAGTCAACTCTTAATAAATCCCATGCTGCAATACATGGATTGTTTCTATAGAACTCTATTAGTTCAGAGCCTTGATCCATTACTATATCTAAATTTTCTATTTTAGACATGTATTATTCATCATCCTTTTCATCATAAACATCTTTATCTTCTTTATTACCTACATATCCAGTACGCTCTCTACTTTCAAGAACCTCAGACATCTCATTTTTTTGTTTTTCAACTCTTTCTCTTAACTCTAACTTCTTATTATCTTCATAAGCTACTGCTAAATCAACTATAGAAAATCCTTTATATCTGTTAGGATCTATTCTATCTCTTCTACGAGAAGATAAATTCTCTTTTAACTTACCAGTTTCCTTTCTAAGCTTTTCTAAAGCAGTGGAGATATCTATTTGTATATCCGGATTATCTTTACCTCTTTTAAGTAGTCTAAACTCAAGAACTTTATTCATAGATAATGTCATTATATCATCTACATCATTAGCTGTTAACTCATCATCAAAGTCATTCAAATAAACATCAACTAAAGACTCATACATAACGATCTCTTCTTCATTAAACATCTCATTTATTGGTATGATATTCTTTAATAGTTCTTTAGCTTTCGGTGGATTTTTCGGTCTACCTCTTTTACTCATATAATCTCCTATAATGAATCAAAAAACTCAACAGGATCTATGTCCATTTCTTCACATAATTCTTTAAACAAAACAATTAATTCTGGAGTTAGATTATGTGAAAATAATTCTATATTATCACCACATGTTATCTCTATTAAATTATTATTTCTCATAGACTTTGTAGTTAAAATATTTTCAGTACTATCTAGTCTATCCCTAACATCATTTATCCAATTACATAAAATATCATCGTCAGCTCTGCAATAAACTTCAATAATTTCTTCAGACAAAGGATTCAACTTTCTAAAATACGCAGTCAACGATCTTGATATTTTATCCTTTGTTTCTTGTCTATGCTTCTGTCCTCTTTTAGATTCACTTATAGCTCTCTTACTTTCCTCACTTAATCTCAACCCAAGAGGTCTTCCTCTTTTACTCATCTAAACCTCCTCTACTGCAGAAAATTTATTACAATTAGAACATATAATACCAACAGTATCTATGTTTGCAGTAGAAATATTACCACAATTACAACACCTAACTGTCTTAGATCTTTTTGGTTTACTTGGTTTACTAAATGTGAATG